GCAGGCCGTCAGTGGCCCCATCATTCGCTGACATTCCGGACGCCGAGGTCGAGCGATACGTGGAGCGGTACGGCGAAGAGTACCGTGAGGTGATCTCCCGGGCGCTCGCAGGCGTGACGCAGACTCCGGGGTACAACCCCGCGACTTTCAATTACGACCGCTTCGTGGCGGCCATCGTGTTTCTGCACTCTATTTCTCCGCAGTAGCAACGCGGGGGCTCTGTTCAATGCCGTGGGTCATGTCTCCCAGATCACGGCTCCAGAGCCCCCGCGTTGCGCCTGCCCCCTGTCCACGTCCCTTCCATTTTAAGGAGGCCCATTCGTGGCCAATAATTTCTCTGCATTCTTCGAGACGCTCGTCGCGGGCGCTGACGAGTACAACAAGGCGAAGGTCGGGCAAACTGCCCTGCTGAACGCCGTGTACAAGGACGTCAAGCCCGAAGCGGCCCGCATCGGTAAGACGGTCGATGTCTACTTCCCCGACTTCGGCCCCCTGGCGTCGATCGGCAACGGCATCCTGACCGGCCAGACCGTCAGCCCCAACTACATCCCGCTCGTATTCCAGAACCGGGCGGGCGCTGCTCTGCAGTTCCAGGACTTCGAGCAATGGCAGACCGCCGTCGATCTCGCCCAGAAGTTCTTTGACCCCCTCTACAAGAGGGCGCGTGAGTACCTGAACGGCCAGATTGCCGCGCTGATCACCCCCGGCAACTTCAACGCCAACGCCGCCATCACCGGCGCGATCCAGGGCGAGGTTGGCGTGGCCGATCAGCTCAACGCCTGGGGAACGCTGGCGGACCAGAAGGTGCCGCTCGAGGACTCCGACAAGCTTTCCCTCATGGTGCACAACCGGGTCTATCAGAAGATGCTCGGTGACTCGGCTTGGGTGCAAGAGTCGTTGGTCAGCGCGACCATCGCTAGCGCGGCCCGCCAAGACGCTGATCTCGCGCACGCCTTCAACTTCCGTCCCAAGTGGGACCAGCAGATGCCCACGGCCTCGGGCTCGATCCTGTACGGGCAGCTCACGCTCACCAGCGGCTCGGCAACCATCACGGGCCTGAACACCAACTTTACCACGGCCGGCCCCTCGGGCGCCAACCTCGTCGGCCAGTATCTCGTCTTCGGCAACGATCCGACGAAGGTGCAATACAAGGTGACGGCGGTTGCGTCCGACACGTCCCTGACCATCACCACGACCATTCCCACGACCCTCGTGGCTTCCGGCTCGGTCGTCACCACGGCTCGCTCGATTTCGGTCGTGACGGCCACCGTCACCACGACTCTCGGCTCGACAACCTGCACGGCCGCCAGTGCCAGCTTCACGACCGCCAACGTCGGCCAGTGGCTCGCTTTCTCGACGGCCGGCAGCTATGCAGCGGGCGCCAACCTGTACCAGATCGCCAGCTACACCAGCTCCACCGTCGTTGTCCTCGCCACCCCGATCGTGGCGGCCGACGTCGTGACGGCCGGCACCGCGACTTACCAGAGTTACACCAACCTGGCGATGCATGAATACGCCATCGCCCTGGCCTTGCGGCCGATCGCAACCCCGGACGAGGCCCGGAACGTCGTGGACGTGTCGTATCTCGACCTGATGGGCATCCCTCTCCGGGTCATGGTGAGCTACGTCCACATCTACCAGGCGCTCTTCGTGACGGTGGACTTCGGCTATGCCCTTGGCGTCATCCGTCCCGACTTCGGCGTGATCATCAATTGCTAAGGAGGTGTCTCTTGCCAAGTCAAGTCCTTCAGGCTCCTCCGAGCAATCCGATGGGGACGGTGCAAAGCGTCGGCTTGGTTCCCGCCACGCTCGGCGATACGCTCCCCTTTACCGTCGCTGGCACTGTCCCCACGGCGACCGGCACCGGCTGGGCAATGGTGCTCGCGCCGGTCAACTCGGTCCTGGCTATGGGCACGCTCGCCACCGGGACAACCACGTTCAATTGGGGGTTGTACAACTACTTCACCCTGACGTGCTACGGCGGCTCCATGACGTTCGCGTTCAGCAACGTCACGCCTGGCCAGTCGATCACGATGGCGATCACCGGCGCCGGCTCGGCGGCAGTGACCTGGCCCGGCACGTTCTCGTGGGTTGGCGTGATCGCGACCCCGGCAGTGAGTGCGGCCGCTCCGGTCCTCACCGGCGCGGTACTCACGGTGGTCAACATCACGTGCACCAGTCTCGGCAACTACATCGGTGAGTACATCACCTCCTAACCCTCCCTCTCGGCTAAGGACTCGATCATGATTCTTGCAAACACAGTGACTTCGGCCGGGGTGGCGGGTGGCGCTGGCGTACCCGCCGCGGCTGACGACAACCCCATTCTCGGCTACGGCGCCGTGGGCACCGGGCGCAACTGGGTGGCGACCCCTGGGTGCTTCAACGGTGCGCTCTCCGCTCTCGGCACGCTGGCGACCGGCACGACCAATCTCGATTGGACGCAAGCCGGGATCTTTACCTTCACCTGCTACGGCGGGACGATGACGCTCCAGTTCGCCACCACGGCGACATCGGCTCTCGCCGCGGCTAGCCAGATCCTCAGTCCGAGCATCGGCCAGACGATCATGCTGGTGATCACCGGCGCGGGCTCGGCGGCGATCACCTGGCCGTCCACCATTAGCTGGGTTGGCGTCGGCACGGCCACCGATGGCGTGCACACGGCCCCCACGGTGACCTCAGTTACAACCGTGGTCTATCTGACCTGCACGGGCGTAGGCAGCGCACCAACCTACGTTGGCTTTTACGTCACGGGCTGATCCCTCGAAACCCGCATCAGTCCCGGGGGACCGCCACCCCCGGGATCGTCCTTAGGAGGGATCATGCCTTATCCATTCACCGATCCGGCATCGGATCAGCTCAACGTCCTGCACTGTGGGCAGACGCCCGAGTTCGTGCAGATGGCGGGGCTGACGACCAGCGCGGCGACGGGCACGACAACAGTGGTGCCTGCCACCAGCGTTCCGGCCGGCGCGTCGATCATCGTGCTTAGCCTGATCATCAGCAGCAACGGCGCTGTCGTCGCCAACCTGCAAAGCTCGGTGACCACGACGGTCACGACCGGCAACTTCTACCTCGGTTCGACCTCGCAGATCAACGCCCAGCTCGGCTCGCTGGGCATCTTCCAGTGCGCCCCTGGCGAAGGTCTGGTCTGGAATCAGACCGGCGCTTTCGCGGTCGGACTCACCATTTCCTGGGCGCTCTTCCGGCCCGCAACTCCCTGACCTCAGAGGCAACCAATGGCATCCTATGTCCCAACCTACTTCTGCGGTCAGCTCATGAATAAAGTCGTGGCTGTCAACGCAGACACGTTCAAAGTCAGCCTCAACACGGGCACGGTGCCTCCACCTATGACGACGCCAACGAATACTACGGCGGCTCGACCTTCCCTAACGAGGCGAGCGGCACCGGCTACACGGCGGCCGGAAACGCCGTCACGGTGACCGATGCCATCTATACGACGGGCGGCGTTCACCAGTGGTGTGCGACCGTCGCGGCCGGCTCCACGTCCTGGACGTCGGCCACGCTCACCAACGTGACCTACGCGGTCTTGTACGACGTGACGACGGCTACCAAGTGGGCGGCATGCGTCTGGGACTTCGGGGGCGCCCAATCGGTCACCAACAACACGTTCCAGATCAACTGGACGGGCACTCCGGCGGGGCTGGTGTTCTACCTCTCGGTATCGCCTTAATCGTGGAGCGTGGCGCGTGGAGCGTGGAGCGTTAATTGCTTTCACGCCTCACGCTCCACGCCTCACGCCCCACGAGGTACTCCATGAGCCATGTCATTATTGCGGGCGCCGGAGTGACGCTTCGGCCCCCCTGCGATGTCTGCGAAGGCAAGCACACGATCGATTCGGTCCTGGCGATCCAGCTCTCGAGCGAGATCACAAAGGAGCGGATTCCGCTCTGTCAACGGCACTTCGACGAGGCCAAAGGTGGGCTCTTGGACTGGCGGAAAACCAAGACCCCGCCGGTTGTGATCAACCTGCCAGGGCTGGCCATCGGCGGCACGGCCGGAAGGTAAATGGCCGCAACGTTCATCATCAATGGCGGCACCGGATTCAGCACGACCGGCTCGTGGAATAGCGGGCTTGTCGGCGCGGGCTACGGGTACGGGAACACGATGCTCTATTGTTCGAGCAGTTCGGGCAATACGGCCTCGTGGAACTTCACCGGACTGACCGCGAGCACCGCGTACTGGATCGCGATGGATTCGCAGATCACTGGGCTCTGGGCTCCATCCTCGTGGTGTGCGACCAGCACCTGGCAGATCCTGGATAGCAACGGCTCAACGGTGCTCTCCAGCGGAACGCTGAATCAGCAGATCGTCCCGCAGGGGATGGTCTACACGAATTCCAATGCAGAGACGTTCATGCTCGTTGGGTCCGTTACCCCATCGGGCACGTCCTGCACGCTGAAGATCACCAGTGGTGCCAGCGGTTACGTCGGGATCAACGCGGCCCTGATCCAGCCAGCGACGGACCCGCGCGGGTGCGGTGCGATCTCGGCTGGCAACTGGAACGGATCGATCTGGGCAGCCAACGCGCAACCCACGACGAACGACTATGTGTTCATTGGCGCGGCGGTTACGCTCAACCAGAACGCCTCGATCGGCAAGACCGCGTTCGTGACTGGCGGTCAACCCGCACTGACGTTCAACGCGGGCGGATCGCTGACGCTCAACTTCGGCTATCAACTCACGCTCAGCGGTGACATCGCACATCTGGCGGCCTCCACCGTCACGATGAACAACGGGAGCACGATCAGCTTCCGGCCTCCGAGCGGCCAGACGTGCGTGTGGAACTTCGGTGCATCGAACGCGATCAACACGCTGGTGGCGAATGGAACGAGCGGCTATCACTGCGTGGTCAAGACTGACCTCTCGCTCGGCGGCAATAACTCGTACATGACAGCGGGCTCGTACTCCACGTTCGGAGTGGCGACAGCGACCTATACGGACTTCAGCAACTTCGGAACGAGCACCCAGAATGGAATCCAGTCGCTTGATGACGGGAGCTTGAATCCCAACTTCTCGATTACAAACTGCACCTTCACCGGATGTTCGTACTCATTCGGCACCGGGTCAGATGGTAGCTGGGACGGCAACTTCACCTTCTCGAACAACATCTTCAGCTCGTCGATCGGGTACACCGGCCAAGGCTTGACTCAGTGTGCTCAGTTCGCGGCGAACAACAACTACACGTCTGGCACGCGGACCATCAGTACCAATAGCTTTGACCTCGAAATCTACTTCGGCGCTTATCGCGGGTACACGTTCACCGGCAACTTTTGCGGCGCGGGATGGTTCATCAACGGCTTTCCACAGTGGCCAGCCGCATCAAACTTCGCTGGCAATCTCCTGGTCACCGCTGCCGATGGCGGTGGTCCCACGGGAGTAGGCGGCTCGATCAACGGCAATTACTTCGCGTATTCCACCACGGACAACCCGCATTTCCTTTCGTTTCCCGACGCATCGATAACGGTCAACGGGTGCATTTTCGAGTCATGCGGCGGCGGTACTCCAGGCGGCAAAGCCTTTCTGACCGGCGACCCGTCGGCACCCAGAACCTACACGATCCAAAACTGCCTGACGTTGCCCGTCGATCCCGGCGGGAACAACATGGGCGTCCAGTTGCTCAACGTCTTCGGCGCGGGCACCGACCCCAACCACTACGTGACTGTGGACGTTCTTCATTGCACGGTCTGTTGTGGCCAGAACTTCGCGGCCCACTATTCGGAGAACGGAGCGACCGGGACGGGCCAGATCGGGCTCTACAAGGCGAATTTGTTCTGGGCACAGAACATGACCTCGAGCAACGCCTATAAGCTCTGGGACGCGGGCTCGCCAACCAGCGGTGGCACCTCCAACGTCGTCAGCCCCACAAACGCCGATTACAACGGCGGATACCAGATGCAGGCCGGCCCCTACACCGGCAATACCTACACCTATGCGGGCAATGGCTACCAGGGGAACTACACCGCGACCCCCGGCGCGCATGACATCAATAACACCAATCCGCAGTTCGTGGACTCGACCCGCTGTCTGGCGACATGGGGCGGCACCGCGACGGGCGGCGGCACCGCGACGGTGGCGGCTGCCCTGGCCACGCTGGCAGCCAATCCCGCGCTGATCAGCCAGGCGACGACAGGGCTCATCCCGTGGGTTCTGGCAGGATTCAGGCCCACGAACCAGACCTATCACTCCGCGAGTTACCCCACCGATCCGAGCACACAGGACGCGGCGGGCAACTCGTGGACCGGCACTTACCCCGATGTCGGGGCGATGGCCTATCAGCAGACGACGTTCACCTTCAGCGCTCCTGGCCTGGCCATCACCGGATCGCAGGGGGCGGACACGGCGGGGCCATTGCCGGCAGCGGCGGGCATCGCGATCAACGGAGCGTTCGGAGCCAGCCGAGGCGGGTTTTGGCCGTCCCTTCCAGGAATCGCGATCACCGGCAATGACGGCGCGGCGAGCTGGCCGATCAACTGGGGTGCGGCGCCCCTGAACATTACCGGGACGTTTGGGCCATCTCAGGGCGGATTCTGGCCATCGTTCGCGGGGCTGGCGATCTCAGGCGCGACGGGCGGCGCCAACTGGCCGATCTATCAGACGGCGGCCGCGCTGGAAATCTTCGGCAACTTCGGACCTCCGCCCGTCGTCTATCTGGTGGACACGTTCCAGGGGGCGGCAGGGACATCGCTCGGCGCACATGCGAGCGACAGCGGGGCGGCATGGGATCTACTGGCGGGCAACACGTCGGTCTCGCTCGGTGGCAGCGGCATGGTGTACCTCTCGGGCACACAGCCGTCCATCTGGATCTCCACGGCGGCGATGCCATCCAGCGATAACTTCGAAGCGCGGTACACGTTCGAGCGACTGTCCTCCGTCATGGGCACGGACACGGGCGTGACGCTGCTCATGGCAAACCCTTGGACTGGCGCAAGGATCACCTTCAACTGGATCGAGAGCTCGAGCTACTTCACGTTCGAGAACGCGGGAACCTACGTGGGGCCTACGGCTTCCGGCCCGGCTCTCAATGTCCCCTGGTTCATCAAGATCGACGTCTCGACCAGCGGCGGGAACACGACTTTCGCGGCGTCCTACGCGACCTCTTACGGCGGTGCGTGGACGGCCCTATGCTCTTACACGGTTGCGACTCCCGCGAGCCCGCCAAACGTGGGCCTGTACTTCGTTGGTACGAGCGCGACCGTTTCGACCGGCGCTCACATCGGCAACCTGCACGTCACAGACATTCCCCCGGCCAACATCGTCTCGATCATCGCTCCCGAGTCTGGCCTGACGATCGGCGGGTTTGTGGGCGCGGCGTCATGGCCAAGCTACTTTTCGGCGGCGGGACTGCCGATCACCCACAACCTCGGACCATTCAACGTCGCTCTCGGCGGCTCATTCACGTTCTCGGCGGCGGGGCTCATAATCTCAGGCTATCCCGGCGCGGCGAACCAGACGTTCGCATGGGGCGCATCCGGGCTCCTGATCTCGGGAGTCGAAGGCGCGGCTAGCGAGGCGGCAAGCTACCCGGCGGCGGGGCAGTCGATCAGCGGGGCGCTTGGCGGTCTGGGACTTGCTGAGTTCGTGTCGGCGGCCGGCTTGCAGATCAGCGGCGCCTTCGGCCCGTTCAATCTCTCGCTGGGTGGTTCTTATACGTTCTACGCGGGCGGCCTGGTGATCTCAGGCTATCCGGCCACGGCCGGGGAGCTGGTCGCGTGCGGGGCGGCTGGGATCGCCATCACGGACACGCCAGCGGCGGCCAGCGGCGGGCCCGGTCCCTTCGTTCCCGGACTCCAGATCAGCGGACTCTTCGGTCCCGATACCGTCGTGGTCGAGACGCTCAACTCCGGGCTCGCGATCACCGGCGCGCCTGGCACAACCACGGGCGGACCAGGGCCGTACTGCGCAGGCCTCTTGATCACGGCCAACTGGGGGCAATTCGCGAACCAAGTTGGCGGGCTATACGCATTCTCAGCGGCCGGCCTTCAGATCAGCGGATTCTACGGGCCGATGACGAGTGCCGAGGTTGGTATTGCCGCGTCTGGACTCGACATCTCCGGGTTCTATGGCCCGGCGGCGGGCACGCCCTCGTTCCCCTGTCCAGGTCTGGCTATCAGCGCGTTCTACGCTCCCGCCACGAACGCAACGGTCCTGGCAGCGGCGCCAGGATTGCAGATCACGGACGCCTGGGGGGCTACGGGCGAGACGGCTGGGATCGGGCTGGCGGGTCTCCAGATCAGCGACCTCCCGGGCGGCTTGGGGCTCAGCTACGCCTACACGATCTCCCTGCCCGGACTGCTGATCTCGGCTTACCCCGGCCCCACGACGGGCGGGGCGGCGATCCCTGCTCTCTGGTTGCCATACGAATTCGCCACCACGCTCATGCCGTCAGCGCTCGACACGACCGACGCATGGGGCATCGATCCCGAGCAAACCGCGCCCTTGTCCGCGGCTCTCGACACGGGCGGCGACCCGTTCGGGATCGACCCAGAGCAATCCACGCCGATCATGACCGGCCTTGATGGAGGACCTTGACCATGGGACTTTCGCTCTCCATCACGCAAGGCGCGGCGCGCGACTTCCCTTGCCAGATTTACAATCCGGACGGGACTCCGGCCACGCAATTCCTGAATACCGACACGCTCAACTGCGTGGTGTGGCAGGGCCAGAACGAGACCCCGGTCCTGACCCCCGGCGTGAGCTGGCTGAATAGCAACGCCCCGGCCGGCCAGATCGTTATCAGCCTTCAGGACACGGACTCATCGAGTCTGGCCTATGGCCAGTATTACGTCCAGGCGTTCGCTACGCGGGCCGGATCGCCGACGCGATCCGCGGCGCTCTTGCCCAAGGGTTCGAGCCTGACCGTGCTGGCGGCCCCCGGCACGACATTCACGGCCAGGCCCACCTACATCACGATCGTGAACGTCCGCAATATCGCGCCGTGGATCGACGACCTGATCGTGCCCGATTCCGACAGCGGTTTCGACAACCAGATGGCGGACGCGCGGTCGTGGCTGGATGAGATGGTCCTGCGGAACTACCGCGGCGGTAATGTCTCGCTGCTGGGCTACCACGGATTCGCCCTTGACGCTTGGTATACCGGCGGCGGGCGGCGAACGTCGCTGACGAATCGCTGGCTGTTCTCGGCGCTGCAACAGAATCAGCTCCTCGTGACTCAGCGCGTGATCGACATTTGCTCTTACTATGCCCTCTCCCGGATCTGCGAATCGATGATCACCAAGGCGGGGCAGTACGTGGCGCTGGCCTCGCGATTCCGCTTTGAGGCTGAGGCGCTGTTGTGCTCAACCACGGTCGAGATCGACGTCAACGGGGACGGGTTTGGCGAAGTGCCGATTAACTTCTCCAGTACGAATACACTTTGGGCATGAAAGGCGTGGGGCGTGGAGCGTGGAGCGTGGAGCGTTAATTCGCCTCACGCCCCACGCCCCACGCCCCACGATTCAAGATGGGCGCAGCAGCACTAAACCTCCCGCAATCCCCCCGCGATTCCGTGTTCCGGGCTATGGAAACCATCGTGCGGAACAATCCGACGTTCCAGCGGATCGTCAAGCCCAGCTCGTTCCGCACTTGGCAGGGCAACCCCGAAGACGCCAAGGAATTCACCTTCGAGATCGCCCCGGCGATGCGGTGGACGCCGATGAACACGGGCGAGCAGTTCAGGACCCCGGACACGATGAGCGGCGACTTGCTGATCAACGCCGAGATCCTGCTTAAGGGCACAAACATCTCGGACATGCAGAACTTCTGGTGGATGGTCGTGAAGTGCTTCTATCCCGCTCAGCTCGCTACTCGCCAGTCGAATATCCTCACCCTCCAGAACGCCGGGGCCCGCAGCGGCCTGACCCTGTTCTCGCAGCCCGCGTTCGATCCCTCACCGGACGGGACATGGCTCGCCGGACAGGGCCAAATCAAGATCGAAATCCAGTCCCAGCTCAACACCTAAGCGAGGCTCCTTATGTCGCGTGAATTCTTACTTCTGGTTCAGGAGTCCGCTTACAAGACTCCGGTAGCCAGCCCCACGGTCTACAACTACACATCACCCCCGTCCACGCCGAGCGCGTTCTACATCCGGCTCGACGGGGCCAACACATTCACGATGAGGCCTCGCCCGGTCATGGTGGCTGTCCCCTATGGCGGCGGCGTAGCCATCGACGCTTTCCGCGTGTCGGACAAGATCGAGTGCAAGGGCCGGCTGGTGACCAAGCTCTATGCCGGGCCCTTGAGCCAGTTCCTGCTCCAGTGGGCCGCGCAGCCGATCAACGCCGGCCAGACGTCGCCGTGGACCACAACTGAGCCAGCGGGCGACCTGGCCTCGGTGGCGATCTACCACGCGATCACGCGGTCGGACGGATCGATCAAGCGCCGGGTCTATCTGGGAACGAAGGTGGACGGCTGGGACGTCGACGTGTCGGAGGACGGCACGATCGCCACACTCAGTATGGACCTGTCGGCATCGACTCCGCAGGGCAACCAGTTCGACAGCTCCACCGATCCGACCGCGGTCACGTTCCCGGCCCCGACCGACAGCCCCAACCAGATGCCGATCAATCCCTATCTCTTCGTTCACGCTTCAGGTGGCCTCACGATCGGCACTTCCCGCACCCAATTCCAGAGCCTCAAACTCAGCTCAAAGAACCGGATTGCTCGGCGGTTCTGGGCGAACCGATTCGTCAACCTGATGCGGTTCGTCGGGCGGGAGACCACGTTGCAGGCGGTCAATTTCTATAGCCCGACGCCTGACGACCGGACCGCGTACGAAGGGCTGACGACCGAGACGACGTCTTTGACGCTCAATAATGGGACGCACTCGCTCGAGGTCAGCATGAACACGGCCAGTGTGATTAGCCAGTTCGAAGATCAACTGCCACTCAACGATCTGTACACGCAGACGATGACCATCACAAACCAGTGGGACGCAACGGCCGGGTCAGATCTCGCTTTCACGTTCACTTGAGCCTACGAAGTGATGGGAAGAGTTCTCAGGGAGCGGTACATTGCCTCACGAAAATATAAGAACTTCGCGAGATCTGTGTCTAGAGAACCATGGGTATGTCGCGGCGCCATACCAGGTCATTGCTGAGGGCGCCCGGCTTGCGACCTCGCTGGGCTGGGGGCACGCCGACCTCTCGCGCTGGCGCGAGTTCCCGCACTTTAGCGATGCACACCAGAACTTCACCAGTGTAGTGGACACCAATGGACTGGGTCAGGGTCACGCGTTCACTGCGATCCAGAACAACGCCAACGCAAATGCCAACGACGACGTGCAGAAAGAGGACCCCCTAGCCCTGACGGAGACGGATGTCAATGACATCAGGGTTTCCAACCTGCCACTTGGCGACAGCGAAAGAACCGCTGCAGGCGACGCGCACAATGTGATCAAGATAGGCAAGCTCCAGCGTCGCGCGCCGATTGAGAAGGCCCTAGAAGAGCAGACCGACCAAGAGCGAGACATCCGCGACGAGGACGCCAACGTCAGCAGTGTGAATGACAAAGTCAACGAGACCGACCAAGCGGTCAAGCAAGCCGAAATCCAAAAGGCGCGAGAGGCCAAAGACGAGCCCCAGGCTGACCGCACCAATCCGAGACAGTCCGCGATCAGCGAGATACTCAAGCAGCAGGACAGGGTCTTGCAGATCAGTCAGAACGGCACCGTCAACCAGATGGAGGCCCAGGCGGTCATTGCCCAACTCTCCGCCCGGATCGACCAACTCATTGCCGAGCAGAGACAACTCCACGGCAACTGGCGAAGGCTGCGCATGGAGGATCAAAACCGCACCCAGCAAAACATCGGAGACTACTGACTCTTAGGGTGGGGGTCGCTTCTCTCTACCCACTCTACTCTCCCCCCTTCCCCCCTCGCCACTCTCCACGATGTCGAACGATTACCTCACCATCAACGGCTCACAGATCAACCTCATGACCTGGGAGTGTACTATCGACCGCTGCACGCCCTTCATCCTCGGTGGCATCCCGACATTGGTGTTTTCCCGCATTCTCGGAAAGCTGACTGCGCTGCCGGACCCATGGAGCGGCCAGTCATGCTCTTGGTCGAACGGAAGCAACTACCCAGGCACCATCCACTTCGCAGGCGACGTTGTCGGCTACTCCGACCGCTACCAACAAGAAGTCGGTTGGATTCGCGAATACCGAGCGCTCGGTCTTCGAAACCGGGCCGATTATATTCCGGTCACGGACAGCAACACGCTCTCCGATACTGCGAGCTTTAACCTGCCCGCCGATGACCTCTACATGATCGAGTCCCGCGAGGGACGTACCATGGGCCAGTGCGTTCTCGACCTGCTCTCGATGTACCAGAACGTCACGGCGCTGTCCGCAGCTGGGATCGGCAACTTCACGTCGGCTGGCTCCGGTGGCGCTGGTACGGCGGAACTGACGGGCACGACAGTCAGTTCAGTCACGGTCGCTGAGGGCGGTTCGGGCTATACGGTTGCCCCGACGGTCGTCCTGGCCGGCGGCGACGGGTCAGGCGCCAGTTACTCCGCCATCGTCTCCGGCGGCGTGATCACCGGCTTCACCCAGATCTCGGTGGGCACGGGCTATACGACTCCCCCGACGGTCATCATCTCGACCCTGCCCAGCATCACAGTCACCGACCTAGTCGCGCTTGACGTGATCCCACCCTTCCGCATTACGTTCGCGGGCGAAAGGATTATGCAGTCGATCGAGTCGGCCGTTCAGAGTTGCCACCCCAATCACTGGGTCAACATCGACATTACCGGCAACATCCGGTTCCTCGATCAGCGGCTCTTCACGTCCAACTCGGTCACTCTCGGCGGCTCGGACATCCGCTGGCTCATGCCCAGCCTGAACCGCGACCTGTCCGACAGTTACAGCCAGCTTATCGTCCGTGGTGATCTCTGCGTTTCGGGAGTCACACTCGGAGTGAGGCCCTATCCCGGATCGGCAAACCCGGATGGCGGCCTCCAGGAGGACTTCGGTTATTCTGGCCTGTCCAACTCGTCCGCCATCGCCTCGTGGGTGCCGTCTGACTTTCAGACCTTCAACCTCCAGACCGGTCAAGATCAGGGCTCATGCACCTGTCCATCGACGACAGACGTACGGATCACTTCCAGCAACACCAGTTTGACACTCACTACCAACCAGCTCGACCAGACCGACACCGGCCAGCATGCGATCGTCACGGTCTACAGCGACACCGTCACGAACCTAGAGCAGATGTTCTGCGCCCGGGTTACTGCCAATACTGCCATGACTGCCGGCGGCACGGCCGACATCACGCTCGATCGAGCTTTGCCCTCGACGGCGTATAACGGCTACCGACTCTATGCACTCTCAACGGCAGGGAACGTCGTCTGGCGCCGGTACAAGGTGACGAATCCGTTCATCGCGGCCCAGATGCAACAGTTCTTTCCGTACCCGTTCGCCTTCCGGAACTCGGATGGTACGGCCGCGACTCTGACCACGTCGCCTGTCTGCACGGTCTACTGGTCGTCCTCAGGGTCGCCCCCATACAATCAGTCCGCGATCGGCGTCCAGATCGACCCGGTTTCAGGCACGATCACGACCGTAACGCCTACCAGCCTCGTCTACGGGGGCGGAGTCGTTACGCCACCCACAGACGTCCAGGTCTTCCTGCCGGTCGCCAATGGTTCGCTATCCGTTCAGGCCCCCTCGGGAGCCGGCTATGCGGGCACGCTCTACACGATTGAGGGGATCAGCCGCACGAAGACAGTAACGGTCCGGGAGTGGCGGGATTATTCGCTCACGACGAATATGCAGACCTACGCAAACGAGCTCTTCGACTCGATCAAAGACGTGATCGTCGAGGGCACAATCGGCTACCTGGGCCTGGCGACGACGTACCTCGCTCCCTGCCAGGCGGTCTCCATCACCGGCAACGGTTACACGACCGGCTATGAGTCCCTGTCTCTGCCCGTGGCCTCGATCGACATCCAATTCAACCCGGGTCCCGGAGGCGCGTCCTACGTTAGCACGCTCCGCGTGTCGAACCGCAAGGCCCGCTACACCGGAGACATCTTCGTGCGTCCCGCTGTTACCGGCCAGCAACTGGGTTTGGGCTCGCCGCCGGGTTACACCACACCGCTCGGAGGGCTGCTTGGATGAATGGTACCTTGAACCGCCTCGAGCAGCTCGAGGCCCGCTTCGAGCGACTACGTCTGGAGCTTCAGGACACCCGGCGCAAGCTTACGCAGGCGCTTCAGCAGATCCGGGACGGTCAGGCCAGGTACCTGCCTACCGGCGGTGGCGGTGCCAATGCCATCTTCTGGGCCCATGCACCTTCGGCCATCGCCGCGTCGAGCGGCTCTTGGCCCACGCTCACACCCAGCACGTTCACCAGCGACATCTACGTCGATCTCGCCGGGACATTGACGTTGGTGGCGTTGTCTCAGACAGTTCGCTGGTTCTACAAGGACAGCGCGGCCAACGGCTCTCTGATCCCGGTTGAGCCCTCCGACAACGGCACGGCGTGGGATGCTATCGCCAACTCTTGCACGGCGGTCTGAATGCCAGGCGTGAATCAAGCTTCAGGTGGCTGCAATTGCTCCGGCGGAGTCGTGACGTGCGTCACGTGTTCGGGGACTATTCCCGACACGCTCAGCATTACGGACGCGAACGGGACTTACACGGCGACGTGGGATTCCGCGTTATCGCTGTGGATCACGCCTCAGCTCTGCGCGTCTTCCAAGAGTCCGGTTGCTATATGCACGAGCGGGAGCAACGACTGCCAGTCTGACTCGTCGGCGGGCGAACCAATCTATGTCTACGGGATCGCATGTTCCAGTCCAGGGAACATGACAATCAATCGCTATTGGTATGAATTGCGGTGCGTCTCGCCGTCCTACCAGTACGCGATCTGCGGGTGCACCCTCGGGGCCGGCGTGCAGGTCTACTCGTGCTCGGGGCCGGTCGAGGTAACATGCGGCTCGATAGCCTGGTCCGGTACGCTCACGAGAATCGTGGGGAACCTGGCTGATCCGGTGGGCGGAACGACGAGCCTCACCCAATGAGCCCCGAACTGCTGGCAACCCTTCGGAAATGGCAAGCGTCGGACGATCCGGTCGAGCACGCCCATGCCCAGTGGCGACTGAGCCAGCCAGATACGCTCAAGGAACCCATGCCGGCCCTCATGCCCTTGGCTAAGGCCCTGCGGCTCCACGTCCTCATGCGCCGCTGCCCCTGGCGATCCATCGAGGGCTGCGGTTGCAACGGCGCCCGTTGCAGCCTCCGGTCCGCGATCGTCTCCCACCTCGACTGCCTCAACTGCGTGCGGACCTACGGCGCGGCTTGAGAGATAGGGGGCATCATGCGATAATAAGCCATTCGAGGCACCGTAGGGTTGACACCTGCCGATGCCTGCCATACCAACCCAACTAGTCCCAAAAACAAGCATAATATATTTATCAGCATATGTGCAATTGAAGTAAACATGGGACCAAGCAACAGACCAGCACCAGTTTTGAGCATGAAGGCGGCGTCACTTTGACAGACTGTGCATCCCCATTGAGTTAGGCGCATGGTCCAGCATTGCTCG